ACGGTACCGGAAGTTCAAATGCCCAATGTTCGATCTTCAACTGTTCCATGATGTAATTGCCTTCCGGGCTCAATCTCAATCCTGAATCAGGACGGAAATCCTGCCACCATGACCGCATGGCTGACTCATCTGACAGCCCGTGATCATCGGGCAATAGTTTCAGCAGTTGCTGAGTGTAATAGAGTTTATTTAACATCGGGGTAAACTTGAGACCCCTGAGTGAGCAAGACCACTGTGAATTTATCAGTCTTGAATTGAGTGTTCAGCTTGCGAGCTAGATTTTTAGCATGCCCGGGGTTGCTGAACGATACCTTTTTGTACTTGGGTCCTGGGTATTGTGTGAGCATGTGACTGGTCTTGAGATTGATAGGTTTGCTATCATAAAACACAGCCCACACTCCTTCACTTGCTAAAACTTGTTCGGTTTTGTAAGTGACTTTATTGGTGTGTTCGATCAACACCTGAGGACGCGGTCTGCTCATGATATTATTTATGCCATTATCTATGTAGATTTAAATGAGCCGCCACCCAGTTCCACCGTTATCACCTGTTCTTGGGCCGGCCCGGCTGGCGCTCGCATGGCTTCTAATGTCAACAACAATTTGGTTATGTCCGAATGCAGATCCTTGGCATCCCGCATGCTCATGGTGAAATCACGTTGATTGCGTGATTCGTGAGCCTTGATACTGTCTACAAAACGATTGATGTGCAGGCTCATACTTTTCTCAAAAATTGTTCTAGCTCAGGCGGTGTCCAACCTTCGGGTTTGAGCACTTTACCATCTTCACGTTTTCGCACCTTGCCAGTGTCATAATCGATCTTGGCAAAGTTGCTGCGCATGACTTCGATCCAGGCACCTTCGCCATCGGCACCCATACTATGGATAGCACCGATTGTGACAACCAAGATATCAATTAACGCATCTAATGTATCTACATCAGTATCGGCGTCTTGCAGTTCCTGGAACTCTTCTGCGATCAATCCAATATACATGTCAAATTGTGCTTGATCACCGGTGACACTTTGATCACAGGCCTGCATGAACTTCTCTTGGTCTTTGAATGGGTTGATCATGGTTTTCCTTTTGTTACTGCTTCTTCTTTGGTGTGGTATGGACCTTGATACGAATATCGTTGCAAGGTAATCAGTTTGGGATTTTGTGTCATCTTCCACACACGATGTTTCTTCACATAGTACCATCCGGCAGCAAACCAGGATTTGCTATTTTCTTCTTGTGTGAACAATGGCAGTCGCTGTTGTATGTCCCACATGGGGTTGAACACACGTTGACCGGTGTCATATCCGTAAACTTGATTCTCTGGATTGGGGGTAGATTCTACTGCTGGAACAAATTCGATATCTCGATCCAACATCTTGATGGTCTTGTATTTTGTTACGGTATTGCTGATCTTTACCGTATACCCATCATCCTGTGCTTCTATCTGCCCAACCTTGCGGTTGTCTTTTTTAAGTATCCAATAGCGGTCGGCTATCACTGGCATGGCTAATATCAATTTAATGCTCCTGTATATGTCCTGTTCAACCAGCGTCCAATGCTGTCTGCTGATTCACTGAGCTTGGTCAGTTCGTACTTGCCACAAAACTTCAAGAAGTGTGTGCCCACCTGTCCCACGTCTTTGTGGCTGATCTGTTCGCGGATTGCAGTATCCACCACATGCTTGATCTCAATGGGTTGTGCAGTGAGATCAATCAGAGTGCGATTGCGCTCGTAATCGTCTAGCACTCGATGTTCTTCTCCGTGGTGGTCGGTCCAACGCTGAAGCATGAGATTGTTCCAGGAATATCCGCGCTTTTCTCGATCGGCAAAGGCCTCACGGAGACCAACTTTATTCTTTGTGCCTTTCTCACGTACTCCAGGATATGCACTGAACACATTGTCGGAGGAGTCCCCACGCATGCACTTCTCAAATAACAACCAGGCCGGATCAGGGACGGTCTTTGGCTGTTTAGTTTTTTTATCATTGACAGGTTTGCCTTTGGCATCAAACACGCCCTCCAAGGTCAGTAGTTCATCTGTGATGCCATTGAATTGTTTCACATTGGCTGCCAGCAGTTGTACGAAGTCGGTGTCTGAACTGACCACTATATGTTCGTCTTCAGGATGCAGCGCGATCCAACGTGCAATGATATCATCGGCTTCTGCTTGGGGCTCGCGCAACACACTGCAATTGGTGCGCTGGCTGAGATACTGGGTCATCTCGTCGTATGTGTCCCAGAACAGTTTGTCTTCCTCGGCTTCTTGTTCTGTCATCTTGCCACGTGCCACAGCACGATTGGCCTTGTATGGCTTGTAGTGATCTTTACGCCAGCTGCGACCTTCCAGTGCGAACACCACATGGTCAGCCTCAAATTTCCGTGCCACTTTGTTTGCTGCCATCAGTGTGACGTGCAATGCAAACCCTACTTTGGTCCATGAGTCAGATGCACGATGCGCACTATGCCGAGCACGGAAAAACATGTTGGCAGTATCAATCAGTAGGTATTTCATCAAGATCCATGAGTTGGTGTTGTTTGATGTATTGTAGCAGATATTTGCCCCAAAAGCAATGGGCATTTTTGCCAAAATGGTAGGATTTTGGATTCACATACTGGAATCCGTTGCTCAAAAGCAACGAATTGTAGCTGGATTCCCGCACATACGGATCCAAATAGCAGCGGTTCCAATCTCTACAATCGGGCACCATCTGCACAGCCAGATCACTAAAAGTGCTGTTGCCATTGAAGAACAAGTGCTTGATACCTTTTTTGGAAAGATACTGATGCAGATTCCAAATCATGTCATGACTCTGCCTAGTGCAGGCATGATAGTCTATGTCCAGGATGAATTGGCGATAGCGTTGCTCCAGTTCCGGCGGCACATGATCCACTCCGGATGCATTGACCTGATGCCATACACCATCATGCAACCATTCTTCTCTTTCCCAGGTGCTCCATTGTATCAGCATGAACGTGTCCGCCAACAGGTCAGGATTGGATTCTACCCATTTGGTGGTAGTTCGGATGATTCGAGGATTGCTACCACCAGCTTGGCTTTGATTGATTCTGTCGCAGCCCAGCAGGTCTGCCAGCACAGCACCAAAACTGATTTTTTCATTGTCAGGATGTGGGTGCTGTCCTCGACCCCGAAAGCGGCTGTCGTCCTCAACCCAGCCATGTGGTGATCCAGCTTCGGCGCCGGCTGCATGACTATCTCCGTTGATATACAATATCATTTCTGTGACAGCACCTTATGACTCTCAGCTGCAACCACACGTCGGCGCAGACTGCTGCTGCTGAATGAATGATCACGACCATTGAATACCAGTTCGATACCTCGACTCGTGCATTCATTCCGTCCGGTGAAATATAGGTCTTGATATTCCACGCCCAGGATACGCACATCCACAGGCAAGATCAACAGCAGATCAATAAGATCTTCTTCAGTCTGATATACCACCACTTCATCTACATAACGGCAAGCACTCAGTTGTATTTGTCGTTCCACTATGCTCTGCACAGGATGATTTTTAGTATCTGGTCTATCAATTGTGGGGTCAGTCTGTAGGCCGCATATGAGATAGTCGCAGTGATTCTTGGCTTCCGATAACATGGCGATATGGCCGGCATGCAGCATGTCAAAGGTGCTGAAGGTAATGCCAATTCTCTTGCCGTCGGCCTTGAGTTGCTTGATGTGATTGAAGATCATGATACTTCGCTGCGTCCATCGCCGATGTTGCGGGTCTGCACATACACACCAGAGTTTCTGATGGCTTCTTCTTGTTCCCAGGTCTCCATGACCACATGCCTACACACGTTTTGGAACCAGCGATCCACGATGTCAGAATCAGCATCATCCTTCTTCATCATGTATCCGGCTTTGACCAACCGAGCCACAAAGATCTCGTTCCAGTCCAGTTCAAACGCACCTTGATGCAAGTTGTTGGGATCCACATCCATTCTCAATACTGCCACATATGGTTCGTTGGCTTCGGTGGCCAGTTGCTTGGCAGTCTTAGGCACTGCCTTGACTCGGGGCACAGGTGGCTCCTTCACCTCGGGTGCGGTTGCAGTAGCCATGGCCGCCAAGGCTTTTTCTTTTGCGCCATTTGCGCCAAACAATCTATCAAACAGTCCCATCATGTGCCCCATTCGTTCTTGAATAGTGGCACTTGTAGTCGATCACTGTACCGCCATCCTTTTCGCATTGCCATTTCTGCCACTGCCCTATTATTAAGAGTGTACACCCGTTCAACACCACCAACAGGCATAATATACACAGGCCCCGTAAAGCCCCCAGCACGAAACTCTTCCACGGCTCTTTCAGCATCTTTCAAATCCTCTTCTGTTGAGATCACAAACTTCAAATAAGTGGTGCCGTAATCTACATATTCACCAACAACCGCTGGACAGATAGCATCTGACCATGCCTCACCCGAACATGGCAGTTTAGCACTCACTGAGAATGTGATTTCTCTCACCAGCGGATCGGTGATGTACCAACCTTGTAAATATTCTTTAAACTCTGCTGATAGTTTCTGGGTGCCATTGGTCTCAAATGTGATCTCTTTTAATCCTGCCATCTTGGGATGATCCAGCAAGTCTGGATACTGCTTCTGCCAACCCAGCAATGGCTCACCGCCTGTGATCACCAGATGTTCGTCGCGCCATTCCTTGTGCGGAAGCGAGTCCACAATAGCGTGGGCAATCGCATCAGTATCAAGCACAGGAGACAGATGCCGAAACCTAGGATCCCAACTAGCATAACTATCACAGCCTGTAGATACCAAAGGCAGCGAGTTGTAATCCTTGTAAAGATCGGGGTTGATCGTATTTGCTTCATCGCTGAGTTCTCCTCGTGCCATGCCAAATCCGGCACATTTAAAGTTGCATCCGAATGTTCTTAAGAACACCGACGGCACGCCCATGTATCTGCCTTCACCTTGTATGCTGTAGAACAGTTCTGCTATTTTGATTTTGCTCATAATCTTTTTACCTTGGTCATTCCTGAGTAGTTTGGATCTTTATTTAGATTGATACTGGCTTCGTGCATTTTAACACGAGTCTCTGATTTTGTCACCCATCCTGGTAATACTGCGTCCAGATAGGCCAAATGCTCGGCTGGACTGGGATGCGGATCTACACCGGGCTTGGGCCAGCGATTCTGAAATACAGTTTGATCATAGCCAGGCAACACACAACCTAGCACATCGCTATACAATTCTGTCACATCATCATAAACAGGAAAAGCACACATACTGAGAAACACCCAGGTCACTTTGGTATGTTCCAACAGAGACTTGACTGCTTTGACATATGCTAGATCCCTTATGAGATATCCACGTTCATCAACATGTGTTTTCAAATAATCCGTATTGTATATGGGACTGGCAAACATGTTTCCCAAGGTGTGCCATCGACCATCCACGTATCTATCATCTCTTGTAACTCCGGTCCAACACACTATCACAGTATCACCTGGATTGAATTGATGCTGTTGATCGGCCTCCATCACAGAGTTGAATATGTAATGATTGCCTGCTCCTGATTGCCCCCAATTGTGTGTGTGATCAAACTCAGGTGCCAGGCAATCCACCCATGTGGGCCATCGGTAGTTGGTATAGCTGCAACCAAATGCAAATAACCGTTTCATTGTTTCCGTGCTTTGACCAGCAGATGCCATCCCAGGTATTCTTTGATAGCTTCACGCATTTCTTCTGGCATGGCTGCAAACCACGGCTCCAGTTCATATCTGCCTTGCTTGTATGCAGGCACATTGTACATGAAGCAGTGCGCCTGGCGCAATCTTTCAATGTTGAATCTATCATCCAGCAAATCATACACTTCATCATTGGTATAGGCCTTGGCATACGGGCAACCATTTTGTGCTTCAAACTGGTCCAGTCCTTTGCGGATCATGCTGTACTTCCATGAGTTCTTGGCATACACCAGGAATCTGAACTCTCCTTGAGGTATCAACACATCGTAGGCATTCTGTATCATGTGATTGATGCGTGGAAAGTGATGCATGACTCCACAGCTATACACAAGATCAAATTTTTCCAGGCCTTGATATATCGCAGCGTCGCTGGCATCGCCGCAGATGAAGTGACCTTCCAATCCTTCTACCTTGAATCGTTGTTGTGCCAGTTCAACAGTCTTGGAACTGATGTCGATCGCAGTGTAGTCCGCACCATATCGGGCAAACTCAGCAGCGTCTGTGCCAATGCCACAGCCAATCTCCAGCACACGCTTGCCTTGCCATAAGTGAAAGCCGGCAAACTCTCGCATGTGTGATTCCACACGATATCTGCGTTCGGATACCTGTTGATAAAAGTCCAGTGTGCCCACCTTGGCAGTGCCATGCAAAATGTTGCAGGGTTGGTTGTCCCAGTAACGTATGATACGCTGTTCTAGTGTGTTGTCATCCATTGATTATCCTTCTATGATGGATCGTTTGATCTCCATGCTCCACTGTGATTGTTGGTGGTTCACGTCGTTGATCTTCAGCTTCTCCCAGGGGTCTTGTGTGCCTCTGAGAACATTCCAGAAAAAATCAGTTTTCATGCCAATGCTGTCCATGTATCCGGATAGTTTTTTGCAGTCCATATACCTAAGTTCTACCACGTCCGCATGCAAGAAGTCTCTGAGATCTTGTGGGTTGCCTTCCAGCATGGGTCTGTTGTTGAATGTTTCGTCCAGATTTTTGCCAGTGAGATCATAGCGTTCGTGAGCCACTTCCACTGGTATGCGTTGGTAGATGTCCAACAAGTAGGCCTGTTGGCTCAACCAAGCATCCGAAATCTGATGTGGGCACAGATATCCCAACAGCTCTAGCCATTTGTGTGGCACTATGGGAAAGATGCTGTAGGGATGTAGATTGTGTGTGCAGAATGCTAACAGTCGAAATTGACCAGCATAGCTCATGATGGTGGTATCCCATGCCGGAGTCTGCATAACGGCGTCGTCATTCCAGATGATGTACCATCTTGATTTGATCTGCGCGGCCATGGCATTCACATATTCGTTGAGACGTATGTATCCCATTGGCTCAAATTTCAATGCAGTGTAATTGGCCTGAATACCATCCAACCAGGGTTTCAGGCTGATATCAAAGTAAGTTAATCCAACAGGGTCATCTCGGTCAAACCCCAGCATCAACTGTATAGATGCAGGATCAGTCGCATTGTCATACAATGATTGTATGCTTTTTCTCAGCGCATCGGTGCGGCCACGGGTGGGCAAAAGTACGCTGATATCATATTTAAATCCAGCACTCATGAGGTCTCGCAATCGGTTTATGTGGTAAGTGATTTTTTCTTGATAGAGAAAGAACCTTGTGCTTTGGCTGCACCGGCACCACGACGTGTGCCTTTGATATTTTCGCCACCCACAAGATCCACAGTGGCCTTGCCAAAGTTTCTACGTCTTGCAAAGTAAAACAATTCCAGGAATCGATTGAGACTCATGGTCTTGTCTTCCGGAAAGTCCAGGCGATATGTCGTAGCAATCTTCTTCAGAGGCCGATTGA